AATCTGCTTTAGCAATTATAGACAGTGCACAATTTCTAAATGCAAGATATTGACGTATACGCCCGCGCTACGATACCGCTCTTGAATCGATAGCGGTATAGATAAGAGCATGAATACCATCCCATTCTCGTTTCCGCTCAACCATGCGTGCCTCTGTATGCGCCGCTTCCATAGCTCTAAAAATCGTCATATATCTCATTTTGAGCACTCTTCTTGATCACGAGCAAGATACGCGGCTAAACGACCAACAAATAATAGATATTGTCTACGTCGCCGTGCCAGATCGCGATGAAATTGCTTTCCAAGTATTTCCCATTGCAAACTATCGGCGATGGCAATAGTCCTCTCTAACTGAATAACTTTCTCATCGGCTCCATGCATCGCATTCCAATAAGTAATAGCTCTCATTGGTATTCCTCCTCCGCGGCCAGATCACATACGATATTCTCAAGATAATCTAATATATCTTCATCATCATAGCCGATCTGATGCAATTTGTCAACCAACACGGCCTCAGAAGCCATTGCCAGATCACGTAAGGTAGAACCGGATGCCCTAAGCTGATCGATGACAGATACAATGTTATAAGTTGCCATGTCAATGTCTCCCTATGATATGGATGAATGAACTGAACTACATACAGTATAGCATAAATATACTCCAATGTCAACAGATAGAACAAAAATAAAAGCGCCAGCATTGCTACCGGCGCTTTTGAACAGACTATGATGATCCTATGCTGCGATAAAATCCCCGATCACCTGTGGCGTAGCCGTATCGAAGCCCGCGATATCCATTGCTAGCAGATCCGCGGGATCGGCAATTGTCACCTCTGTTGCCGTCATGCCCACGACAATTTGCTTAGCTGTCGGATTGATAGCACGCCGATAAGCATTCAGTGTGGTAATCGGCATGCTACCCATCCAGGTTTCGCTGTCCGTGTAGGTTACAAAACCGTCAAAATGCTCTTGCTGCGCCAACGCATATTGTGTTAGCAACGAGCAATCCGTACCGCCATAAATTATGGCACGTGTCTTGCGCAGCGCATCTTCCAAGCGATCATCGGGATTGATCTTAGGATCTACCAAGCGCGACGAAAACGCTTTGAGAACATGCTGAGGTTCACGACGTGCAGTAACTAACGCCATAACCACCGCTGCCTCAGCGCAAGATAGCGGTGAATTAGGTACACTACAAGCTGACATCGAACTACTGACATCCAACCCCAACATAATAGATTTGTTGGTCGGTGCTACATTATCAAATGCTAAATAGAAAGCATCATCCAGGGCGTGTATGATAGCGGAATTCACGGCCCATGTTAGTTTTCCCTTTTCGCCATGCCCTTGACCATAAACTTTCAATGCTTCCAGAATAGCAAGCGGATGTAAACGTGAGTGCTTGATATATGCTTGCTGATGCAGGCGCTCTACAACTGTTACAATAGCTTCAGCATTATCAAGCACTAGACCTATATGACTCATCTTGCCCAAGTTACGCACCATGGCCTCTAATGGCATCTTTGCCAATAGCGCTTCCCAAACTGCGCGTGAGTTCAACCACTGTGTTGGTAGCATTTCGCGCGTTAGATTATAATCAAGAATCAGTTTGATTAGCTCTGATTCTGTTACGGCTCGCTGTGCTTTAGTATAACCGTCAATAAAGCTCTGCGAGCAAGTGTCGCCGTCCACGATCCATTTATAGATCGCATTGCGCACGGGATCATCCGTCTTAGGATGCGAGAGCCGCAATAGATCACGATGCGACCAACCATCGCGTTGCTGATATTTGACGGCCTGATAAGCTAAAGTATCAAGCTCCTTTGCTTGATACCAATTGGCAATGCTACCACGCAAACTGCGTCCCCAACCGCGCATGGCATTAACGTAAGCGGCGAAATGAAATAGATGTGTGCCAGTACGCGCCACTTTTGGCAGCTTAGCTAAAGCATAAGCGCGCGTATGATCATCTTGATAGCTGGCCGCCATGGCCAATGCGAACAAAGCAGGATCATTGCTTGGCGCACGACCTTGATCGCTGATTTCTACAATGCGGTCTACAACACGCGGTCCATGCTCGCCTAAGCAGCGGGCAACCGCCAAGGCGTTCTCCAGCGTCAGTTTTTGCGCGCCGACATAATACGTGCCACTAGAACTACCAATGATCAAGAAACGATCCAGACGTTGCCAATCATTGATCTGGAATGCTAAGCCGCCAGCATTATTGACCGTCATTTTGGATCGTCGTTCCTTTACTTTGCCTGCTACAGTAGTATACATACGACCCCCTTAGAGATGATAAAAAAGCGAGCAAGATCTATTAGAGGCACTTTTGGATAGGATAAGCCTCTAAAATCGGCTCGCTATATACCAATATGTTTCCGTTATTGTCCCGTTCCAGTATGTTTGCGTGCCGCAAACGGCACATAATGTTGCCCTGCCGTGCAATGGAAAAATGGGACGGAACAGTGCTGGAAACGGCACATTGCTAGACCGTTGGACTCGAACCAACATCACCTCATCATAATTGATAACCCTTAGCAAACGACCCGTCTATGTTCCTGCATTGCAGGCAGGATAGCAAGAATCGAACTTACAATTAGTGTTCTCAAGATAATCCAGATACATCGGCTTTTACAAGCAAGGAATTGACCTGGAATTAATACACTCGTGTTACCATTACACTATATCCTGCATAATAGTAGGCAAATTTGTGTCAGTCGGAATTCATAGCAAGATAACCAACCAACCTCGGCCCATTTCTCTTGTTAAGTTACTTACTTACATATACTGCTATTATACCACAGTTGATGCAGTTTGTCAAGTGACGCTTAGCCTTGTGCAAACATGCGAAACAATTGGATACCATTTTCTACATGCCAGATCAGCACCCAATCTGCAAAACCGAAGGTACAGCCCCATGCGCCACATCCCGCTGGATTAGTGGCGGGTGTGAGTAATGCGTGAGCCAGTTGTAGAAGCACTAATAGCTTGATCATAATGCTCCTTCCTTCTCGATAGGCTGCAACCACCAATGCGCCAGGTAGCCCGCTAAACGCAAACTGTCCGCGCGTGTATGTCCCCATTCTTTGAAATAGACATAATCATCAATGGCTTCAGTTGGCAGTTGCAAAACGCGCTCTGTTATAGTCTGCGGCAAGATACCCAGTGTGATAGTGACATGATAAGTTGCTTTCATAGTAACAACTCGCGACTTTCAACTTCAAGCTTAGCCTCTTCGATACAGTAGTCCAAACCATAAAAGCCCCAACATGCATCTAGCGTATGGTCATCTTGATCTTCAATGATATAACCATACACATCGCCCATGAGATATTGATTATAGACCGCAACTTCGGCCCTCAACATCTTTTTTGCCCGCTCCCGTTTACACTTAGTCAGCAACTTACCACCCAATTCCTTTAGTATCATGGCCTTGGTAGCATAGCTATAGCCTACTTGTCCCGAATCAAAAAGATCACCAAACTCGCAAACAGATATTGTAATACCACCATGATCATATAGGTATAGCGGCAAGATTACAACCTTGTCAAGCGCGCGCGCAATGATTTTTTGTCTGCGCGTCTCATAATCCGGACTATCGTAATACCTTTCCTCTAGCCAGTTCAGACTACGTTCCGTTGTAGCATCAGTCTTACAGGCCAGATTGCAAAACCACTCATCGGGCGTACAGCGTGGTTGTTCATCGCCTAAGTTATAGCGTGAGTGCCAGCATACCATATGCCCCAAGTTACCCCACTCGCGGGGACTTTCTGGGCTATCATCTAGCACAATTTTGACAGTATGACCGCGATGCTCAAATTGCTCAACAGGCGCAGGAACATGGATCTGGTTCATGATCGCTCCTTTATCAGCAAAGCTTCTGGCAGTGCAAAATATAGATAAGTCTCATTTTCAAGAGTATCTGCTACTCTCGCATCAACCTGTCCGGGATAGCACGGTGAACATAGTCGTCCACGTGCTAAGCGTATTGAATACACCACTTGTAGTGTGTTAACATCAGCGTTGTAGATCGCAGCAAATTTACCATCGGGATCGGGTTCCCATAGGCCAGCTTCCGTTTGGCGCCAGTCGCCATAGAGTAATGATATATTAGCAACGAGCTCCCAATTGATGGTCGTGTTACAATTGCCACAAATTTCTGGGCTGTAACCATCTAGCAGCTTATCACAAAACGGACAATACCAACCATAATTGGGATCAATGACATAAGGCATACACTTCCACACGATGTCATTGCCGGAATACACGCCTGTAATGGGTATGTCACTATCAACCTCAATACCCCAATGATTAGTTTTCATGATTGGCTCCTTATATGTGATCGACTCAAATAGCCAGTGTGGAATTGCACCACCTTTATGCATCAACTGTCCTGGCTATAACTGTTACTCGGTTGTTAGCAATGGCACAAACAAGCGCGCTGCCACACTCAGCACCTCATTTGTCCACGCATCGCCTATTTGTTGCCAGCATAGAGCTTGCTTACCATATAACCCCATGCGATAGCCGCAAATCCTAATGCTATCTCCTACTATTGTAACATGTGGTTGTGCCAATGTCAAGCCTTGTGCGGGCGGAAATGGTTCATACCAGACGCCATTGGCGGCGCCAAACCACCATAGTTGCGGTTCGGCAGATGGCACAGGACGATAAGCATAGACACCTATAATGTCAGCGCCGTGTTCTACTGCCATTAGCTCTGTTGCATAGCCAATGACGGGTGACGCGGGAACATAGTTATCATCCGTGTCGTTTTTGATCAGTACACGCGAGGAACTCGAAAGGAACAACAGCACGCAGAACCAGCGTCCAATGATAAGCACCATGATGGACCTCCTCTATGTGATTTCTAGTAGCGTTATGGATTCATGATCGTGATAGACCAAGTATTGATGGCTATATTCAACTTCGATCACAACGCTGCACTGACGCACCCAAATATGTTGTTCTTGCAGTTTAGCAAGCGCCTGTTTGATCCACTCGTAAATGGCATTGTAGTTATCATAATCGCGCAAATCGCCCCAGATAGCTACTAAACCCCACGAAACAGAAGCAGCATGACCAGTATATCGAATATGATACTGTACCGATCCCTCTGATCCGCATGGCACAGTACAGACATTCCAAAACGTTTCAGGATCATCATAGCTACACGTCGAACCAAACGCGTTTTCAATAACGTTCGTGATGTCCTTAGCAGAAAGCGCATCAAGTCTAATACAACCCGCAACTATGTTTCCGTGCCGGAAACGGCACATAGTGAGTCCATTGGCTCATGATAAGCTCTCCTTTATCAGCTAAATTCTCCTACCATCGAATCCCACGTACCGGCGCCATGAGAAATGCAATGAGCATCATCAATACGGCTTCTTATTAACCCATCAGGTCCAAACTCAGAGCAATTGTGATCATGAAATTGTTGCCAGCTATCATAGCCATAAGGTGGTTGATCCCAGTTATACTGATAGCCCCAACGTTCTGTAATCACATTGAGCATGAATTCCTCAGTTACCTGACGATCATACTCGTCTCTAAGCGCCTCGCCGCGCCATAGCAGCTTCCAAGCCTCTAAATCATGAATCCCCTCATCTGGATAAACATGTAACGCAAAGCACCAGCCTCCTGATGCTTTACCGATATGCTTGCGCTCTTTTGGCTGATGACAACATGGACAAGTATCTTGTAATAGATAGTAGTTAGTTCCCATTTTATTTGCCTCCTAGCTGTAGTTTTTCAATCAATTGCGCTCGATGGGAATCGAACCCATATTGACCACTATAGTATGTTATCATACTATACGAGCGCAAAAATGTTACTTAGCGCTTGCTGCTTGGACTAATGCTTTTGAATAGCAAATTACATAAAAGTACCAGTTCGGCAGCCTGCACAAAACTAATCTGTGACAGCTCAAATAGTTTCACTATCAGGTCATTCCATAACAACATGACCGGAAATGCCAACAGTGCAGTTGTCACAAGCGCCAATGCTAACATGCCGACAAGACTGCCCAAAAATCCAAGGATCATCTTCATGTTTTATTTGTCTCCTGATGCCAAAGCTCCTAACGAGAAAATACCGACCAACGCAATGAAAACAAGTACTGCTGCGATAACAGGATCAGATAGCGTGCTTGACAGAGTATCCATAAACAGCTCCTTTACGATTATTATAGCATGGTTACCCGCTAGTGTCAATTGAATTTCACTTCCTATAACCTCCAGACGCGATTGCTACCATAACAAACGCAGTAAACAACCCCATGCCTAAAAGCCGGGGCTTTGTCCCTGGCGCTGCACGATAGTCTGTGCATCCGAGACGTATGGCTGGGTTACGGCAGCCCTGCGGATATTCTCCGCAGCGATATAGTCCGCTGGCCCAGAGTGGCCGCAAACTATACAAAGGAAAGACGCTTGAGTTTTACGATTGGCTTTATCAATACATCCACAACAAGGGCAAAGTCGGGAAGTATTTCGTGGGTCAACGGCAACCACTGGAATACCGGCGAGCTTGCTCTTGTATTCGATAAAGCCCCGAAGCTGGGAGAAGGCCCAACTGTGCAATGTCGCTCTCTGTGGCCTACGAGCCTGTATCCGGTCACGAATGCCACCAAGTTCTTCGATGGCAATACCCTGTCCGGTGCATTTGGCCTTTTCGACAATGCGCTTGCTGATGTTGTGATTCGTCCAGGTAGCGAAGCGCCGTTCTTTGCCAGCGAGTTTCTTCAAGCGGCGACGGCTGGACTTCGTGCCTTTGGCTTGCAGTTTAGAGCGCAGCTTGCGGTGACGGTGACGAACGGCCTTGATTGTCTTCCCTTGATAGACTTCGCCAGCGCTATCAACGGCGATATTGACAACGCCCATGTCCACGCCGAGAAAGCCGTCAATGTCGCCCGCTGGCGGTTCGTCACCGTCGCAAGTCTGGTAAAGGAAAAACTCGCCGTTGCGGTAAACCAAGTCAGCTTCACCATGACGAGTTTTCAGAAGCTCAAGCTGACGCACACCGGCAACGAAAGTCAGTTTGACACGACCGCCGAGCGTCCACAGGGAGACAATTCGCTTCTCTGTGTTCCAGGACAGTATGCGGTCATCATAGGCGATGCTGCCCAGAGGCTTGAACGTGCGCTTTGTTTTCTTGTCCAGCTTGTAAGCGTCAGCGACTTTAGCGACGATACGCACGGTCATTTGCGCCGACAGGCCAAACTTGGAGCGAACATCGTAGTAGACGATTTTGTGCAAGTCATACTGGCGAAACGTCCGCTGCTGCCAGGCAATGTCACTGACAAAGTTGGCGGCAGCGTTGGCCCGCTCAACCGTCTCTTTGAGCGATTGGGCTTGTTCCTCATTCGGTTGCAGCTTGACTTGGGCAATCAGTTTCATAGTAGAAGTATAGCATATTTCCTCAAGTATGTAAAGTCTGCCCTATTCACAAACTGGATTTCCGGCCTACGGCCAGACTCCTATCCCTCCCCACGGCTAAAGCCGGGGGTATCTCGGAGAATTCGATGATAATCGCGAAAAGCAGTTCCATTATTCATCTCCTGAACACGCCCCAAACAGCAGCAATAATGGCAACGTGCATAAGAGAATCACAAACAAGACATATGCTGCGACTGCCGGTTCGGTTAGCAGTAAGGATAGGAGTTCCATTTTTCGCTCCTCTCTAAGACTTTCCAAGGCTAGCTTTCAATTGCGCTACTATCATAACGTGTTCCATGAGCGCATCGTCTGTATTCATGCTATGTGGTTGCGATACCGCGATAACAATACCGCCTAGACTTACTATAGTTTGAAAGTGCGTGGATAACGACCTCTACCTTCTGTTAGATCAATGCTCATGAAATAGGTTTTTATCAGGTAATCGCTAACATATTCCTCCTTAATCGCTGTGACATTGCTATGTGCGACTGCCCATTGCTTGATCGAGTGGCACTCGATGGCAATGCCATCTTTCAAAATGTAACGGCCATAACGCAGATAATCTGCATCATTATCATTGTTGGCAACCGCTTGATCTAGCGCGGCAATAAAGGCATCCGCATTGTCTATCCCACGACACAGTTCTGGATGTGCTGTTTCAAACATATCCGCTAAGAATTGCTCTGCAAGGATAACTTCTGGAATATCAGCCATGATTAGCTCCTTATAGTTTTGATATTTGCAGTGCCCATACAGGGCTTCGAACCCTGATGAGTAGATCGAAAGTCTACTATCCTAACCAATTAGATGATATGGGCCTTTTGTCACATGATTGCTTCTGTATGTTTCCGTGCCGGAAACGGCACTAGCGGAGCAGGAATACATGGGCAAGATCATCCCGCCTATAGTATTCTGACACGACTATGTTCCGTTAGAGTCCCGTTCCGGGACGGCACAATGCCGGAACGGGACCTAGACGGCACAGTGCCGGCACAGCACATAGTGCTAAGGAGCAACAGAGACCATAACGCTAAAGAAACGCGTAATAACAACATCAGACATCCCGTCTTGCCAATAACGCCCGCTGCAATCTTGTCTTGCTTATTCATAATGTAAACTCCTTGAGCCATGCCAAAAACTCAGTCTGTGTGAAAATACGATCCGCACAGACCGTACACTGTATGTATGGATTCTTAGGATATTGCTGTCCGATCTTGCCATCAGTGCGTATTTGAAACGCGCCGCCAAAGTCATTATGAGCATACCATTGCACAATACCGCGCGCATCGGGACTGGCTACGGTTACCAGACCGTATGCTTCTAGCACATTAAGCAGCTCTTGCAAGTTCATGATACCCTCCAATTGATATAGTTGAGTCTGGCCGCGCGCATAGCACTGCGCTTGAAATGCATGAAAGCAACTGTATAGACCACAGCGAGTTGACCAAGGCTAAGCTTCATTAGATGCCAATTTGTTCCGTCATGTAACGGAAACATCCACGCTTGGGGGGATTGCGGCTCTAGCGCAACACCGAATTGGCAAGCATACTCCGCCAACGGAATCCAACGAGTGAATCTTGCCACTTGCTCAACGGTAAATAGCTCCGACTTTGGCGCAAGAATCAGGCTAAAAGCGCCAAGAATAGCGCTCATCTCATCTTCTGTGTGCGCTGCGTCGTTCTTGCGGAAACCGTTTCCTTTTGTGTCACAAAATATGCCACGCTGGCCCTTCTTGCACCAATCCACTGTCAGAAAATATGCTTGTTTCATACGAACTCCTTTGAAAGCAATCCGTCTAACGGCTGATAACGCGTAGCCTTCCGCTGTCGGCGTGACGTTCGCAGCGACCAGCGTAGCGTATCTAGTAGGTACAGCGAGTTGCTCAAGACTAAGCTTCATTGATGGCTCCTCTGATATGATAACTATCCGGCCAAATGGTAAATCTATTGTATTTGGCGCCCTGAAGCTGAGCGCCCTCAAGATTAGCGCCCCAAAGCTGAGCGCCCTGAAGTTGAGCGCCCTCAAGATGAGCGCCCCAAAGCTGAGCGCCCTCAAGATTAGCGCCCTCAAGATGAGCGCCCCAAAGCTGAGCGCCCTGAAGTTGAGCGCCCTGAAGATGAGCGCCCCAAAGCTGAGCGCCCTGAAGTTGAGCGCCCTGAAGTTGAGCGCCCTCAAGATGAGCTCTCCAGCACCAACCGCATCTAATCATGCGCCAGAAAGTCTTAGCTGTAATACGTCGCAAACGTACTCCTTGCACGCGCAATTTTTCGGCGCTTTCTCCCAACACCAAACCAACGGGTTGTGCATACCAGGGCCACCAATGAATTGGCGCGTATATGACGGATAGAGTTTTCATGAGGTGCAAGCCCCCTGGGCCACAATCTAAGCCATCTGCTCTAGTTTGCATATCCGGCGCCCAGGTGACTTCCGACCACTTTTGGCCGGGCGCGGGCAAATGATATGCAAGTTCTACACCACTATATTGTGTAGTACCCCAAGGTGTCAAAAATTTGAACGGCATGATAGACTCCTTAGATGCTAATATGTAACGGAAACCTATGCGCTTGGCGGGATTTGAACCCGCATGTCTCGCGACACTCGTGTTTAAGACGAGTCTGTGTGCCAGTTCCAGCACAAGCGCCAATGATTATCTAAGATCGTTTAGTCTGATATAAACCATGATGCCGTCGTTACTAAATACACGATAATCGTGATTTTTATCTAGATGCTCACAAACGTACTTGGGCGCTGCAATCAAGTCATACCAACAAGCCCATTCATCTTCAAAGGACATGCCCAACAAATTAGCAAGCAACCTAGCTAGCAGTAGCACGGTTTGCATCTTTTCTCCTTACGCGCTCTTTTTTGACAGCTCGCAAAAATGCTTGATACAGCTCTGTTTCATGATTCCGCGCACAGTTCTGTATTTTGGTTAGCATAGCCATTGACTTGCCAACATAATATGGCAATACGCTAACGATTGAATTGTGCTGCCGGGCGGTCTTGCGGCATGTCAGCACCAATGATTTGTTAGCTGGTTCTTTGCTTGGCAAATAACCTAAATCATCTGGCGACAAAAGGCCAATGAGTATTGCTTTTGATTCTTGCTTTCGCTTGTATTCTGGCGTCATCTGATGATGAATGAGAACACCGGCGGCAACGTCATCGCGCTCTGTATAAGTCGCGGGCAACTTTCCCATAATACGCGAGATCGCACCAAACAAACCGGCCAGCGCCAGATTATTACCATCGTTGGCGTCAATTCTCTGGCCTGTTGCTCTTTCGAGACGTTCGATAAGATCGTTTGCTTCTGACATGGTATTTTCCTTTCGATTTCTGGCGCTGGCCATAACAAAGCCATCTAACGATTACTGGTATACCATCAATCTTGATCAGATTGGGAATCTGCATTTTATTCTTCCAATAACTGTACGCGCTCCGCAACATAGGCATGAATCTCATTGTCTTTGACATAACGCGCACTTGCTGTACCTACTAGCTCTGCGATTTTATGAATTGAGCGCGTTTCAATTACTTGCCATGTAGCATGTATGTCAGGTACAATACCTAGGCGTTCATACTGTGCGATCAATAACTGAATTGTTACTGACGCACTATGCTCGGAAAGAATAGGCAGAGCGCCCGTAGTGACATTTTGTAGAACTGTATACATATGCGGCATAATGACTCCCGCTGCCTGCTATGAGAGCGGTACGCTTACGTAATGTTGATAGCATCAGATAGGAATCGAACCTACAATTTCTTAGCTATGCTAAGCGCGGCGCCATGTCGCCCCTGATGCGTTATGCAATTTTATTCGAGAGCAGGTAACTTACGTTGCTTAGCAACCGAGTCCCGTTCTGGTAATTCTGGCACATTGCCAATCTTGTATTGGAGGCGTCGTTCATGACGCGTGCCGGTACCTGTTGACTTCTTAGCAGAATGCAAATAAGTATAGTCAACAGGCTCAGCGTCCTGTTTGCGCGGGTTAGGCAGTTGATGTTTGAGCAGCATGAGACTCCTCTACGTCGTCTAACACTTCAAGTTTAGCGCAGCGGATGGCGCCTTTAGCTGTAATTACCCAATCGCCATCTGCTACCCGGCATTTGACCAATGGAACCCCAGACATATTAGCTTGCATCCAACGCCATGAAGCGGCATAGATGCCGGGATGGCAAGCTGTTTCACAACTAAAAGACAGGATGGGCGCCTCATATAGCTTACCTACCTCATAGATTATATTGCCACCGTACTGACTAGTTTTGGCGCGATAGACCATGCGATAACCAGCAACCGCTGGACATTCCGCGACAAACTCGCGCTGAAAACGGAGTAGATCAGGCGATAAACAGGTATCCCCCAGCTCAGCGCCCTGAAAATCGGCGTTCTGAAGATCAGCGCCCTGAAGCTTAGCGCCCTGAAGATCAGCTCCCCGAAGATCAGCGCCCTGAAGATTAGCTCCCCGAAGATCAGCGCCCTGAAGATTAGCGCCCTGAAGCTTAGCGCCCTGAAGATCAGCTCGCCAAAGATCAGCTCGCCAAAGATCAGCTCCCCGAAGATCAGCGCCCTGAAGCTTAGCTCCCCGAAGATTAGCGTCTTGAAGCTCAGCGCCTTGAAGATTAGCGCCTTGAAGCTCAGCGCCTTGAAGCTCAGCGCCTTGAAGCTTAGCTTCTTGAAGCTCAGCGCCTTGAAGCTCAGCGCCTTGAAGCTTAGCTTCTCGAAGATTAGCGCCTTGAAGCTCAGCGCCTTGAAGATTAGCTTCTTGAAGATTAGCGCCTTGAAGCTCAGCGCCTTGAAGATTAGCGCCTTGAAGCTCAGCTTCTCGAAGATTAGCGCCTTGAAGCTCAGCGCCTTGAAGATTAGCTTCTCGAAGATTAGCGCCTTGAAGCTCAGCGCCTTGAAGATTAGCGCCTTGAAGCTTAGCTTCTCGAAGATTAGCGCCTTGAAGCTCAGCGCCTTGAAGCTTAGCTTCTCGAAGCTCAGCGCCTTGAAGCTCAGCGTCTTGAAGCTCAGCGCCCTGAAGCTCAGCGCCCTGAAGCTGGGCTTCTTGAAGCTCAGCTCGTGTGCCACCTGCTTCAGCATTTAGCCATTTACGATGTGCCGCCAATTGCTCTTCTAGGGTCATGATAGACTCCTTGCATAACAATTACGTTTCCGTTAGGGACCCGTTCCAGTATGTTTCCTCGCCAGCGTCATAGGCGATCACATAGACTTCAGCATACCTCTCAGTTCGCTTTTGATGCGTTTAGCGTCCTCACCGCGCCAGGTACTGGCATTGCTCAAAAAGTATGCTACAATACTACTGGCAGTATCGCAAAGATAAGGATCCTTGATACTGTTCAGCGTACTCATGGCATCCAGATAGGGTTTGGCCGCATAGTCGACATTGGGCCAGGTAGTACGAATCTCACGTGCGATAGTAGATAGTGAACGATTAGCCATTGATAAGCTCCTTCAGGAATTCTCAGTTTGCACTTCACCATCGCTGACGATGTACGCATACATAAGTCAAATCATCGTCGCGCATGGCTTCTACATGCTTGTGCTCTTCGGCTTATAATCTGCCCATAAGCGTTAGTGTACCGATGACGACAAAGAGTGCACATAAAACATAAATGAGAATCGCTTTGGCTAACATGATGCGCCTCTAATACAATATGGTCCAATTTGAAAATAAACCGTAACTGATAATAACTGATAGTTACGGTTTATTTTCAAAAAGCTAACGCGGCCAGCACCAGTTTTGTTTCGTATACTACCACGTTAGACAACGACAAGAGGGCCGCGCGCTCTAGTTGTTCAACCACAAGTTGATAGGCTTGTTGGGCGTCATAAGCCGATACCCAAATGGTCTTTCCATCCACAACCACCGCATACTCTTGCATGTTGTTAGCTCCTTTTTTGAAAATAAACCGTAACTATCAGTTATTATCAGTTACGGTTTATTTTCAAAAAGCTAACGCGGCCAGATCGAGTACTCTCGCGAGAATACTATAGTAATTAGCTGTCAGGCGCTCCGTCAATGACACCAATATGCTCATCACATATTGAGAGCGACTTACCACCGCGTCCCGCAAGGGATATTGTGGCGTTTGCTACTACACATGATACAAATGAAGGGATGCACCGACTTGATATGGCATAAAGCCATATATCTTTCGACACGGTGTAAGGAAACTGCTGATTGCTACATGCAGACCGCACATGATAACAATCTTACTCCAGGCCGCTACTACCACGGCCACCATCCCTTGCCTTATGGCTTGCGCCAACGTCCATCATTGCTGTGGGAATTGTCTTTTTGATTGGTGTGATGGACGTTCTTTTGGGAGCCATCTTCATATTGCTGCCAGGAAATGCGCTCACTGCTGCCATCGTCGTCGTTGGTACGCCACAAAGTAAAGTGTGCGCTACTACCATCTTTGTTGAGCTTGCCTTGTCCGCCTTGTTTAGGTGGAGCCATAGTACCTCCTTGCTATAGAATAGTTAGCCGCTAAGCACTGCAAGTTAGTGTGTGCTAACTCACAGAATTCAACTATGTTCCGTCCCGGAACGGGACATAGCGGCTAACTATTCCGAGATACCTTGCAACCAATTGTAAAATTCAGTAACACGTGTGTAATATTCCTCATTACACGCGCGTGTTAGATGCGCTTCAAGCAGCACTGTGATAGCGGCAACCTGCTCCTTCAACTTAGTAGGTATCCAGGCGTCTTCGAGTAATACCTGGCACTCTCTACATCACAGTCTAACGCGGCACAAAACAGCTTGATCTGAAAGTCTTTTGAGGCGCTCGGATAGTTCTTGACGATATTCCTCGCAATGCATTCCCACATGATGGCGCTCCTTCCCAGAACGAGAATGGTTGTATTTATTACCAACTATACTATACCATAATTAGCTGATCTTGTCAAGTGGCTTGTAGATGGCTGCTGATAATATAATAAAGCAGATACCGGAATGGAACCATTACGGAACATATGTGGCGAACTTACTAAAAAATGCTGATGCCTGATGACAGTTATACGCTTTAGGATCCTGTTCCGGCACATGCGGAGCAGGAAATCATGGTCGCGTTCCGAAACGGGACCCTAACGGACCATAGCCTAAAAAATGCCTATATGTACCGACAGTTACACTCCTGTGGTATACCGTATACCATAATATTAGAATATGCGTTCTAGTTGACATAATGTGTCTCGGAACGTGAGTGCTAGCCAGACTTTTGCGAAACTTACTGAAAAACGCCGCGCGTATACTAACAGTCTGGACTAGTCAAAACTGCCCAAAAATGCCTGTGCACACCGACAGTTACACTCTTGTGGTATACCGTATACCAGGCGATAGCATACAAGATTATGTCAAGTCCAGGCGGTTAGCCCACGACGAAACTTTGCGCCGCAAGCAAGAGTATGATGAAATTTTCTTTCGCCATGGAGACAAAAAGAAACCCTCCCTTTTGAGGGGGAGGGTCCGAGAGAAGAGGAACAGCTATTTCTTGACGCTAGACGGAAGCTGTTCCTTGATCGGCTCCGCGAGCGCGGCTTTGGCCTTGGCATCCTCATCCAAGCGGGCACGCTCCGCACCCGCCAAATAGGTCTGCCAGGCTGGCCCCACGTCGCGCGTCACAATTTCGGTGTGAGCCTTCCAGGCCGCCTCATCCAACGCCTTCGCAGTCCGCAGGGCAACTAGATTCCGGTCCAAGTATGTGGCGGCCATCCTGGCCAGCCTGATGGCCTCTCCAATCGATTCTAGCGCGTGAACCGCGGCATTATATGCCCGCACCTGTTCACGGGTATCACCCGCCGCGATTTTCTGCATGTCGATGGCGGCAGTGAACGTCGCCGTTTCGCCTGGCTCACCCGCCGCGCTTGTCAAGGGCCACGTCGGCGAACCTACCGAACGAGGTTTGGGGCTACTAGGTGGCTCCGCACCGGGTTGCGCTGGACCTGATGGCGTGCGCGGCTTGCCGCCCTCTGCTGGCTCCTCGACGACTTTCTTAGGCCGAGCGGCGACAATCGCATCGGCTACAAGTTGGAGACTACCCGAGCGTCGGAAAGGTGCGGCGCCGATATAGAGCGATGCCGCGTCTTGCTCGTCGAGTCGCCCGCCCTCGAAGGCCAGGCGGTAAAAGGTCGGCTTTTCATCGCTCGAGAGCGTAGCCTGGATGCGTTTCCAAGCCACAACGCCATTCACGCCCCAGCGCAGAAGCACCTTCCTATGCTCCGGGTCGCGCCACGCCTTGCGCATCGCGTCGAGATAGCCAGGCGTGTAATCCTCGCCGAAGTGCACCCGACACAAATCAGCGAACGTTGGGTACGCGCACCCCTTGCCGATGAGCGAGTCGGGCACGGCAGCGAGGAGTTCTGCCATACGCGATTCGCGTTCGTGGCGCGTGGCCTTGCCATCTACTGCCCAAAGACGGAGTTCCGCCGAGATATAGAGGGCGCGATCGCCGTCGTTCTCGCCCGGAATGGGGTCGAAGACGTGCGGCAAGCCCTTGCGCGCCTCGAAACTCTGCATGAATCGTTCCACGATCATTCCAGCGCTACCTGGAATCATCAGCGCCTCGCCGGCCACGTTGGCCTGGAACGGCTGAACTTCTGTCGTGACCGCACTCGCGACTGTGGGGGTCTTGTTGCTAGCCATGATGTTGCTCCATTCTGATATAAGGTTCTGAGCGGCTACTACCGCTCATTCCACTACACTGATTATAGCACAAATCACACGTCGTGTCAACAAGCAGTGTAGAAGGCTGAGCGTTAGCAGGGCGACCGATAGACTTTTAGTATTACACGCTTCTCACTGGCATCCGTGTTGTAGATTTTGGTAAGAGTTCGACCCTCCCAATCGCCATAGATTTGGCGGCCAATGCTGTCACAATGAATTTGACGACAGGTTTCGCGCGCCTGTTTGGGATGACATACCACAATTAACGCGGCGGGGTTTCTTGCCAACAGCCGAATGACTTTCGCCAACTCCGGCATATAGCCGCTCTCGGTGGCGTGAGCAATGATGACGGAGATGCGACCAGCAGAATCCTTCAGGAACTCGACGCTGTCGTCACTGTCGGAATACCAGAAATATTGATAGCCATACATTACCATACATAATTCGTTGGCGTAACGATAGAGCGCAGCGATACGTCCAGGAGTAGGAGTGAGAATGCGCGGCTTTACGATAATTCGCTCTGCGAAACGAGTTCGATACGCGACACGGAGTTTCATGGTGGCTTCCTCCCATAGAGTATCATATGCGCGGAACATACTAGTATGCTCCCCATTGCCCACGGACGCGCGCCCATGGGCAAGAGGGAAATTGCTAGTTGGCGTTAGACTCCTCAATCTGGATATAGTGGGATGACCGATAGGCTTTCAGGAAAAAGCGCTTTCGATCTTATAGGTACCGGACGAGAGGGTGAAGACGAGTGGCGCGCCACCGACGACGTAGAATTCTCCGCGCAGGATGCCTACGCGTTCCTGCCCGACGCGGACGAAATACGCGAAGTTCTTGTCGCCTGGCTGCGCCGGCAAACGCGTGCCTGGCGCCAGCACAAATTCGTTGTTCTTCCCGAATTCGACATTCTGCACTATTTCTATGATAATCTCCATCATGCTCCTGGCAGTGGTATCGGGATGCCAGCCCGGAAGACGAGTGCGTGTCACTCGTTCATTGGCGGCTCGTCGTTCCAGGTGTTGCGGCGGTTGGGGTTGCTGATGGGCGCCATGTGAATGCCACTCTCGACACGCTTCTGGAGTTGGCGTTTTGCCTCTGGCATGCCGGCGTTTGATTCAGCACACTGGCGCTGCCATACAATCAGAGCAGCGGCCCATGTTGCATACTCGCCAGTTTCGGATTTCTCGATGCCGCCGTTTGTGATTGTATATCTCATGTAGATCCTGGCGCTTGAAGTCATCCCTGCCCTCCTGCCTAGATCTGAGTGTAGGGGTCAACGAGGTTGAAGACCTCGATGGCCGCGTTACGCAACTTGATCACCGCAGCAAGTTCATTGTCGGCGCAAAGTAGCGCGTACGCCGCTACCTGAGCGTGCTCGGCAATTGATATAATGTCGTCCAAGTTGGCCATGATCTGCGAATACTCCACGGTGCGAGGTTTCGGAATCCGCAAAAGCGGACCTGTCAGCGCGGTTATAGCCTGCGCCAACTTGCCATCCTGAGCGGTGATGCGATGGTGTTTCATGGTGTGATCTTCCTTAGTTCCACACGTGGACGCCTTCGATATAGGCGTGAGTGATGGGCGAGATCAGATAGTGTGGCGTGCCACGGGTCGGGTACCCACAGATCGGCGTCCCGTAGGCGATTCGATGCAGGTCGGCTGTAGAGTCTGCGCTTGTAGCAGATTTTACCATCCATGAGATATGGTATATGGTAGCGATGTGAAGTGCGCGCGGCAAAAGCCAGGCCGCGTGTCAGGCGAGCATAACAGCGTTTCATGGTGTCCTTCCTTAGATCTAGAGTTAGACTGCCTGACAGACGAAAGCGGCGATATCGGCCCATAGCGCCTCCAATAGCGCCCACATCTGTAGTTCGGAGAAATACGCGTGGGTGAGCGTTTCCCCATCCTGCATGATGAGCGTGATACGGTAGTGTTTCATGATGTAATCCTTTCTTAGAGATAGAGTTAGCTGCCACCTAGTCGCGGCGGTCCCAATGCGTGTTGGGAACGCGCGCGAGTTCGTAATCCCACAGGCGATATGCGGCGTCATAGTGACGCCCACGTGGCCGATCCTGCACGCGATAGCGCGCGACTACTACGAGCACGTCGCATGTGTCCATGGTGTAGGGCGACGTGGGGTTAGGGCGTTGCTCGGTGATAACGCGCTCGCTTAGGCCGGTGAAGATGATAGCGTGATAGCGCGCTCGCAGCCGCTCGGTGCAGGCTGGTACACGGGCTATGGCATCGGTGCGTTGATTGTCGTTCATGGAGTGCTCCTGGCATGCGTGAGGTGACAAAGCGCGCGCTTCGTCTACACATAGTATATCATGCCTTGTCAAGTGTTCTCTGCATTATTGTAATGTGATGTATCACACTATCTCATTACTTGTTGCAATAGTGCAAGATGCCACACAAGGGTGCGCCTGATACAGGAGCCCTACTATAATAGCGTGATACAACAATAATTCTACTGTCAATTGACAAACCAACAATTATGCTGTATGATATATATTATATCATATATGGAGGTAGCGCGCAATAAGCCAGCTACATTAGTTATGGCGCCCAATGGCCTGGCGCCCAATGACGCCATCCTAATCGGCTTGCAACAGAATATGTTTCCGTGCCGGAAACGGCACATAGTTGTTATTTATGCTAGTTACAATAGAAATTGTTGTCCGCAGAAATTGTGGCAGGATGTTTTTCGAATGCGGGGGCATCCCCGCATATAATCCTTTGCCATTGCCGCTCCCGATCTTGACATCATTGCCATCATTGACATACTACTATAAGGTTACGAGCCGGCCATATCAGGAGCCAGCCATGCTTTTCTGCTTGGGTAGTGTACCGTTTTCGGTTGAAATCATGTAGCAGGTTTGTGCTGACACTTGCGCCCTGCTTGTTATAACTTGACAAATTTGTCTAAGTGTGTTATAATGTTTTTTCAGGTCCGCAATCTTGTTTAGCAGGATGTTTGCCAGGGTGGTACGGCGCATATTTTTAGAAAAGGGCATTAGATTGCGTTGCGAGCAGTTGTATCTTTTTTCACAATCATTCTAGGTGTGTTATTAGCAGTAGCGGTAATCACTGCTCTGGTTTCATCTTGGTGGTTATGGATGACAGGGTTATTATTGATCATTATAGGGGGTATTGTGTTCTTGCGTGCTACACAACAGCCGGAGCGCTGGAACGTATATGCTAATGATAGATATCAGTTTATTATCAAGAAAAGGCAGTAGTACAGCTTTTTAGAAAAAGCTGGCAAAAACCGTGTTCATCAGGAGTATTGTAATGGACGATGAGGCGCTTACATTGACTGCTAAACAATTGAAGATTTCGACTGCCGAAGTTGAGCGATCCCTACAAATCTATAGCGCATTTAGTAAACAGCGCCAACGTATTAGGCAACAACACATAGCTAAGTTGGCCGTTATAGCTAAGTTGGCCGTTATAGCTAATGAAAAGGCAAAATATCCAGCACGCTGCTTTTGTGTCGAAGAAGGCATCTTACAGCGCGACTGGCAGACTGACTATCATGAGGACCTGAAAGCTGGCACACATCAAGTAAAGAACTATACTTGGTATAACGCAGCGTATCCAGAGGATAACGCTTCATGTACCCTTTATGATATGCCTTATTGGTTATGTAAAGTATGTGGCAAGGAATACACTGTACCGCCTGTGGCAACGGCATGACATAATTATATGCTACGGATAGGAGGCATGATGTACGAGAATCTAGCCAAATTACAGTCGGATGCCCTGTCGGAGCTTGCAGCCGCAATCGATGCCGAGGCCCTGGAGGCATGGCGCGTCAAGTACCTGAGCCGGAAGGGCGGCGCGCTGGGTGAGGCTGTCAAGGTGCTGGGCGCTTTGCCGCGCGCAGCGCGCCCGACATTGTGCCGTCCCGGCACGGGACCATCTTATGGCCAGGCGACGAACAAAGTGAAAGTCACCATGTCCGTCTAACTAATTCGATGTCCGTCTAACTAATTCGATGTCCGTCTAACTAATTCGATCTGTGTGATAATTCACTTGACCAATTTTTAGATATCCTATTGACAAATTCAGATTTTGTGTTATATTAGAGCAAAAGCAGTCGGTAATAAGGAGCGGCTATGTTACAATGCAAAAGAATGTTGGACCCTGGTGAAACCGCAACCGTGGCTCAGATCTTAGCCATGAGTGAAGCTGGCTTGGATGATGATGATAGCGCTATTGGTGGTAGCCCGTCTAGTACGCGCTTATATTCCAGTACTGACATAGGGGTATTACACCCTGCTACTGCCATTGACATGACTTATGATGCGCATCTTGCAACCACGCGCCATCGTGTACGTCGGCTGGCCCATGATATTGCCGTAGCGGGTCGGATGGCGCAATGTGGCACGTATCGCACGCACTTTGATGTGCATGCCGGTATTTACAAGAGTTTTCGGCTCCATTGTAATCGCAAGGACTGTCCACAATGTCGTAAGCGACTGGGCTATTTTCTCCAGAAGCGCGTGAATCAATTAGATATTCAGGTTAGTGCATTAGATGCCGAGCGCGCATTACAATTGCGTCGCAAATTAGGCATGGCTAATTATGTCAATGTGCCCACAGTCGACGGCGCGTTAATATTTTGGCAACCTGAACGCTATCCTGCGTTAGCCGCGGCGTATCCTGCCACAGCTTTTTCAGCACTGAGCTATGATTGGGCTGACTTACAAGACACGCCGGCTGGCATGAATATCTCGGGCCGTCTAAACGCCTATCTACCACCTGAACGCGGTCCTGATTTAGTCTATGTGCCACAGATTGTTATCAAAGCAGCTCAAGGCATAGACGACCGTAAACTGGCTCTCAAAGCTACCCTGGGCACCCTGGTTTGTTTCCCCCAGACACGCGACGAACTCCAGTTGAGTATCTACCAGCGCACTAATGCTATGTTGGATTTGTTGGATCAGGCGAAAGTGGCTTATGAGGTGGTGCATGTCAAGACGCGCGTAGATGTCAGCAAGATCGATTGGCGCGCGGGCATCCTGGCGGCACTCAAGCAATTGACGCAAGAACTATGGTGGGAATACAAAAACTATTTTACCATCGCAGCTAAAAGCCTGGGTGACAAATTTGCGGATGTCAAAGAGCTGCTTTATAAACTAGCAGATGACTTAACTAAACCATATATTTACTGTCCGAACTAATTACTACAATTTTATATGCATAAATAATAGCCCTGCACAGTCAGGGATTTTTCAGTTATGCTAATAGGCTATTTTATGCGGCTTGCGCAGGTGTGCTGCATATATTATGTCAAGTTTAGGGTACAAGTCAAGCACTATGTCACATTATGTCAATAAAGCGCCCTTATTTGCGACCTTTTGAGCTATGCCGTATGTTTCAGGGTTTATTAGCTTTCAGGTATTTACTAGACTTTTAGAGCTCTTTCACATGGCTGTTTCTGTGCCGTTTCTGGTACATCTATGTGCCGTTTCCGGCTAGGGTCCCGTTCCTAGACGGCACATGCTGGAACGGGACCCTAGCCGGAACAATACGGAAACATAGTTGAAACAATCTATAGCAGGCTTAGTTAGCCCCGTCCAGACTTTTATGTCACAGGTCATAATATGTAGACCAATTTTCTACAACCCTCTTGACAAACTCTATATGCTGTGGTATAATGCGGCTGAAATAAAGGGAGTGATATTATGTCAACATCATTACATGAATTGGTAATCAAAATGGCGCAAGCCTCTTATACTGCTGCGCCGTGGTCTACGCCGAAGTCCAATCTATCGGCTGAGGATTATTGCGCGGTAACTCTGATTGACGATAATGAGCCGGATAAGCCAAAGATCAAGGCGCTCTGTCATCTGCCAGTGCGTAGTCAGCCTGGTGGGCCGCTCAACAAGCACGCGCTTCAGAATGCCGCGGCTAGATTGACGCAGACTAAAGCGCGCAGTAGTTCCTTAGCCGGTGCTAGAAAGAAGCTGATCGATTTATTGCATCAGGCAGGCATGGAGACCTCGCTGGAGAAGTCTACGGGTCCAGCATACGGTCTGATCGATGTCATCAAGGCTTATCCCAACGAACATGCCGCACGCCAGTTGGATCAAGATTTATTTGTAGACTTTGCCAGAAAACAATTGGCGGCTGGCGTGACGGCAATTATTGGGATGCCCAAAGTCGGCGGCAGTAAGGTGCAGTCACTTAGATTTGACCGTCGGCAATTCAGCGCGGAAGAGGCCCAACGCTGGCTCAAGGAACACGACTTCAGCAGCCGCGACTTCGAGGCCGCTACCGCTATCGAGAAAATGGGGCCAACATTGCATGATGTGCATGTGCCGGGTATTATGGAGTTAGATAGCGTAGCGTATAGCGCAGCGTATCCAGGTGATCCAGAGGATAGCATTGAAGATGAAGAGGAACGCGAGCCATCTGTATCTGCTGACGCGACCGACATTGTGCCGTCCCGGCACGGGACCATATCTCTAGGGGCGGCACGCCCTTATATCGAGAAGTCCTTTCGTGCTGAAATCTTCAAGTCCGACAGTGAACGCCGCATCGCGTATGCAGTAGCTTATAAACCTCACGAAACCGACACGCAAGATGATCGTATGGTAGAACTAGAAATCGAGAAGATGGCGCATGGCTTTATGATTGATAGCCAGCACTATGATCTTCAGCATCAAACTACTGTACCGCAAGGGCGCGCGTATGTGGTAGAAAGTTATATCGCGCCGGTAGACATCGCCTGGCCCTTGCCCGATGGCTCAGTCAAACAGATTAGCAAAGGCTCATGGATCGTCGCAACTTTCTTCAAGGATCAGCGGCTATGGAATCTTGTGAAAAGTGGCACGATCAATGCTTATTCGATTTGGGGGCGCGGCATCAGAAAGCAGGTTGAGGCGTAGCGCATTATCATGTTCATCAAAACAGATCATGGTTATATCAATCTGGCACAGATCGTCTATGTCAACTTCGTTGATTGCGACGATCCTAGATTTGAGATCGTGTTTCATAGTAAATCTAGAAATAACTGAACAGGGCGTAAAGCCCAGGCGCTTTAGCCGTGGGAGTACGTCAAGTCAAGCTATGATTATGTTAGCCTGGAGTATCACTAAACAATCCCTTAAATAAGTGGACTAATATTTTCAAAACCTATTGACAAATTCAAAATTTGTGTTACAATACACATGAAAGCAGTGGAAGGGAAACCGCAGCCCAACCGCTGCTTTTTTGTTAGCTTCTGCGGCACATTATGTCAATATGTAGGCTGGAGCAATCTATGACGCTGATCGAAATGTTGAACTCCTTACGCGGGCCGGGCATCAATGCGGCAGTGGGTGTGTTATTGTCCATTCTGCTTGAATATCTGCCGGGTTGGGAGTCTAAGGCGCCCAAGCTCAAGCGCCCCATTGTATTAGGTCTTTGTCTGGCGGTGCCTCTGTTGGCGACTCTCGTGCTCGCTCAGTTGGGGCAAGTGGCTGCCAGCGAGCTGGATACGTGGTGGTTAGCCATCATGGCGGGCGCCACGGCTTTTAGCACCAGTCAGTTAGCGCATCTGAGAAAGCTGTAGAGGTAAATTATGCCCATCAATGAACTAGAGGATGTGACGGTGGAAAAGCTCGGCTTGGTGACTGCGGGCGCCAATCGCGAGACCATCTTCTTGATGAAAAGCGACCCTGCGGTTGCTGAGGGCAGTGACAGTCTAGAAGCCAAGGTGGCTGAAACCATCTGGGCTAAACTGACACGCGTACTCAAGAGTATTGTCGAGGGTCAAAGTGTTGAGGCGGTTACGGAGCATATCGTCAAGGAACAACATATGATGCAGCCGATGGACGAAGACATGGATGAGGAAAAGGCAAAGGAAATGCTGGCTGAGGAAGAAAAGAAGCACAAGAAGGACATGCCTGAAGCCGATTCCGCTTCTCATAAATTAGAAAAGGGAGCAACGACCATGAGCGAGAAGGAAATGATTGCCAAGAGCGATTATGATATCTTGGCTAAGTCAGTCGAGCAACTCAATGCTCGCCTGGTAAAGGCGGAGGCGGAAGCCGAGGCCGCGCGTGATAGTCGCGAGCGCGAGGCACGGATTGTGAAGGCCGCGGAACTGTCAGCTCTACCGGTGACTGCCGTGGAATTGGGTGGCAATTTGCATAAGCTGGCCAAGCTGGACCCGGCTCTGGAACAGTATTTCTCGGCGCTGATCAAGACTGCCGACGAGATGCTGACCGGTCTGGGTATCTTTGAGGAACGCGGTACGGCGCAGGCCGCCGCCTTTGTGGAGCCTGTGGCCAAGGCCGCCAAATCGGCCAACCCGCGCGAGGCGCTGCTGAATCTGTCCAAGGCAGACGCAGCGGCTTACGTGCAGGCGCGCCAGGTTGCGACGGGCGGCAAGGGCTTGCATTAACCTTTTCATCGCGAGCTCGAAAAGGTTAGCGAAAAATACGAGGAGTAATAAAAATGGCTACTTATAGTGGCAACGGTCTGACCGGGACCTTTATTGCCGATGTGGATCTGTCTAGTTATCAGTATTATCTGGTGGCGGCAGCTTCAACGGCAGGCAAGGTCAAATTGTCGGCCACCGCGGCAGGTTCGATTATCGGCGTCTTGCAGGACGACCCCGTGGCGGGTGAAGAGTGCAACGTAGTGGTCTTTGGGCCATCGAAGGCGTTGGCATCTTCGGAAGATACGGCTTCGCCGCTGACCTACGGCGGGTTTGTCAAGTCGGGATCGGGCGGTAAGGCGACTGGTTTTGCGAATCCCGATGCGTGTGCGTGGGCGGCGGGCTATACATTGCAGGCATTGGCGTCCGGTTCGGGCACTTATGTCGAAATGTTCGTTATGCCGACGCGCTTTGTGTAAGGAGTAGATCACATGGCTATGCCTACGTTGCATGATGTTCATATCGACGGTCCGCTGTCGAATGTGAGCATTGCCTATCGCAATGAAACCTATCTCGCGGATCAGGTGTTCCCAATTCTGCCAGTCACTAAGAAGAGTGACAAGTATTTCGTCTTTGGCAGGGAAGCTTGGTTTCGTAATGAAGCTGCTGAACGCGCACCTGGCGATGCAGCAAAGGAAATCGACTATGGTATCACGACCGCCAGTTACAACTGTGTCGTGAAGGCGCTGGCGCATGTCGTACCGGATGAAGTACGCATGAATGCTGATAGTCCGTTAGTAATGTAGCGGCTCAATCTAGTAATAGATTCTGAAAAACGACCCGAATTCGGTGGACATCTGAAATGACAATACCGAGCCAAGCCCATAGTAATATGGGAAGGTGTAACGACTATGTAGGTCGCATCCTTAGTGGATGATGATATAGTCTGGACTACAGGGAATTACAACCTGTAGAGGTAGCAGAAATGACTACCCGCCTGTTACAACAGGTTTATAAGTAACAGATCGTAAGACCAGAAATCGATGGTATCGAGTATGTTACCGACAAGCTGCTTTTGGATCGTGAGGTGCGGGTTGCCACGCTGACTGTAGGTGGATCGGGTTCTTGGGTCTATTCGGCCTCGCCGACGACACAGTGGAGCTCAGATACTTCCAGCCCGCTGAGTGATATCGACACCGCCATCAATGGCGTGGTGTCAGTGATTGGCCGCTTCCCGAATACGCTGGTGATGTCTTGGGAAGTATGGAAGGCGCTGCGCAATCATCCTGATCTGTTGGCGCGTATCCAATATGTGCGCTCTGACGCGATTATCCGACCGGCCGATCTGGCGCTGTGGACTGGGGTGCCCAAGATTCTGGTGGGTACGCAGCTCTACGAGAAGGCTTCAGAAGGCGCGTCCAGCTCACCGGCCTTTGTATGGGGCGATCAAGTGTGGTTGGGCTATGTGCCACCGGCGCCTTCGTTGATGACACCCTCCGCAGGTTATGTCTTTACCTGGGAGCAGCGCACGGTGAAACGCTATCGGCTGGATGAGCGTCATGCGGACAAGTTCGAAGTCGAGGAAGCGATGGTGCCTGTCATTACTGCCTCAGACGCGGGCGCAATTCTTTACAATTGCGTGTAACATATATTGAGACCTATCAGCATGTGCTGATGGATGCTATAGGCAGCCCCTATAGCGCTCTATAAAGGAGTGTAACTCATGGCAAGTTATAAGATTCGGCGTTTGACGCGACCTGTTGGCGGCATTGAAGTTGGCGGTTTCAGCGTTGATACGTCGGGCAATCTGACGGTAGGCACATTGGGCACTGAGATCACTAAGATCATTGCCGGTTCCGGTGTGGTGACAGCTATCTCGTGTGGCGCGGCTTCCAGCGGCTCAGTAGCGCTAACCGTGCCTAACCTGGCGCTCTTGGACTTGGTGTTTGTGACCTCGTCCAGCATGGCGGCTTGTGCCTTTATGACGGGCGCTTGCGCGACTGCGGCTAGTACACTAACGATGAAGTTCTATAATGCGGGTAGCGCGGCTACCGCAGATGCGCCGCTGACGCTGCAATATCTAGTTGTGCGTAAGTAGGGTATACATAACCATTTGACATAAAGCCGACTTACTGTTATAATACGTGCTCGCGTGCCTTAATTGAACGGCAATCGTAAAAACGAGCTGGTCGCGATACACATGCAATATGGTAATGCATTGTGCTATCACCAGGATACACGGTGCATTATTTATTTATAGGAGAGACATGATGATTAGTCTCTATATTCACAGGCAGACGCGCAATGGCTAAACTCTATGCGCAAGCTGCTGAAAGTGTGCTGGAAACTGCCGCTACATTGGCGATCTCTGCCTCTGTAGCCGGTTCGGCTATCTGTCAGGGTCATGCCAGATTGGTGGGGCTGTTGTGGTCTAACGCCAGTGCGGCAGCCGGTGCGGGTTCGGGCTTACATTTTCTCGAATCCTCAGACTATGGCGTACATTGGGATACCATTGCAGCCAGCCAGGCGATCACCGCCTCGACTGCGGCATCGGTCAATCTGACGCTGATCGGCAATGCGGTCAAGGTGCAGGTGTGGAATGGCGCTACCGCGGCCAGTATTTTTAGGGCGTCATTTAGATTGTATCCAGTCTAATAATGACAATTGCACTACCGTACCGACAATTTCTGCGTCCGTCTTATCGCGAACTATTACGGCGCTTTAGTATCGGCCTGGGTCTGGGCGCGCGCAGCAGCCTCGGCTACGGCCTGGGCACGGGACAGACGACGAGTGCGGCGGGCAATGGGCTGCTGAATAATCTTGTCGCCTATTGGCCGCTGAACGAGGCCGCTGGCGCGAACAATGCGCTTGACCTGCACACAAACGGGTTGACGCTGACGCAGGTATCGTCACCGGGCAGCGCGGCTGGCATCGTGTACGCGGGCGCGCGCACGTTTGACGGCACGGCGGACTATTTCACGCGCAATAGTGAGGCGCTGCTACAAATGGGGGATGTTGATTTTACATTTGCCGCGTGGGTGTATTTTGCGGATGATGCCGGACAGCTAATCGTCGCGAAAGGCAGAGTTGACTCTGGGTTGGAAGAATGCTCACTTCAGTATTCAACAACGAGAAGGGCCATATTTGAGATCGGCAATCCGTCTGGTCAGTACGACAATGTGACCGCTAATACATATGGAGTTATTGCGGTTTTGCAATGGCACTTTATAATGGTGTTTCACGATGCGGCCAATTCGATTATTGGCGTGTCCGTAGACGGTGTTTTGGACACTAAAAACACTATTCGCAATCCAGGAGTAAATACAAATCCATTTCGGGTCGGCCAGCAATCGCCGACGACGCTTTCTGGATACTATGCTAATGGTCGCATCGGCCCCGTCGCCATGTGGAAATCCGCAGCCGGAGCGGGCGGTGCGTTAGACGCTGCGAAAAGAAGCGCATTGTGGAACGCTGGCGCGGGCCTGGCCTACGCCGATTTTACGACATAGGAGCGGAGCAACATGACACTCGAGGAATTTGCAAAACTGATTGAACCCATCTCGATGGCTGACATGGGCAAGCTGTTTGTACGCTTCGACCTGGACAGCATGGACGACGCCATCGAGCGGGCGCGCGCCGATCAGCAGGCCGCCAACCAGCAGGCCGAGGTGACGATCCAGGCGCTGATGGCTGAGCGGGAAGCACTCAGGCGGCAGGCGCTGGGCCTGTAAATCGGGAGGCTATTGATGGCCGACCTAATCTTTTTTGGGCAGTTTATTGATACAAAAACGGGCGCGTCGGGAGTTGCACCAACGATTGACATCAATCGCATTACCATTGCTGACGGCACGGATACTATTGTGGTTACTGGTGGTTCACCGTCAGAAAGTCGCAATGGTGTTTATTTTTACCGCTTAGCATCTGCTAGCCCCAATTTGTATGATTATGTAGCGACATTCAAGACTGCTAGTAGCAGCGTGGATCAGCAACATCTGGCAGCTTTAGGATTAGTGTTACCGGATGCTAATATTTCGGCATTGCCATTAGCGGAAGATTACACTGCTGTGCGGGCTGCCAAATTAGATGATATTCTAAGTGCGGTGGGCGCCAGAACTGCATTGGGGATGGCATCGGCCAATCTGGATACGCAGCTTGCGGCTTTGCCCACGGATCAAGATGTGCGCGATGCTATGAAATTGGCGCCTACAGCCGGGACGCCAGCGACAGGTAGCGTAGATAAGCACCTGGATGACTTGCTTACCAATACGGGCGGCGCTGGCGCCACCTCCACTGTCATTACCATTACTGACGGCACAAATCCGTTGGATGGCGTAGAGGTTTGGGTCACATCTGACAGCGCGGGTTCTAATATTATTGCGGGTGTGCTGAGCACCGACACTAACGGACAGGTAACTTTTATGTTAGATGCCGGAACGGTATACGTCTGGTCGCAACTTGCAGGCTATAATTTTACCAATCCACAAACGCTGGTTGTGAGTTAGGAAGTATCTTGTGCCAACTTATGCTGGTTCTCCAGTTACTGCAACCATTACGGCTTATGCTTCGGCTTCTCATGTAGCAGGTCTATGCCAGAACGTCCTTGGCGGTGCGTTGGCTTTTAGCACTGCAACTTCACCCACACTAACACATGTCAATAACTGGCTGGAACAGGGCTATTCGGTGATCAATACCGCGTTGACCAATCTGGGCTATAGTGTCCCCGCGGCATCCAGTGCGACGATTTATGATCGTTTGACCAATCTCAACACGCTATATGCCGCCGCCTATACCGAACTCTCACGTATCAATGTGACTTTAGGCCCTGGCGAACGCACACGCGGCCAAGTCTTTATGCAACTGTTCGATCAAGGCGTGGATGCATTGCAGTCAATGGACCTTTCGACGGCTGGTATCAGTGGTGATAGCGCGCTGGGCAAACTCTATGTCGGCGGCATCAGTATTGACGACAAGGAAACCCATGAGGACGATACGGATCGCGTGCCAGGACGTTTTGTGCGCGGCATGTTCAAGTTTCCGGGCCGTGGCACAACGAGTAAAACGAGTGATAATACTTAGGATAATATGGCGGATCATAAATCACTAAATATTGTAATAGCATACGCAGATGGCGATATGGAGTGGAATTGTAGTCAATTTAGGGCACTTGATCCTGCAAATGCTATAAATTATGCGGCTGAGCATGGTGAGCTATACCATCATGCTTATGATGGCTGGAAGGCGAAGCTCGTACACATCAGCGGTTTTCTTGATTACCTTTCACCGGCGATTCAGGATATCATCGCGCCATCCGATCTCATTATTGTGCAGCGCAATGTAATCACGCCTGGCGTCATCGACGTAATCCGCTATTGGCAGGGTATGAACAAGGCGGTTGCCATCGACTTGGACGATGATTATCCGGGTTTACCGTGGTCAAATCCCGCGCATGGTTTCTGGGCGCAGAATACCGCTAAGCTGGACCCGCCACCGCTACAGATATTGGAACAAGGCTTACGTCTGACCAATGCCCTGATCTCGCCTTCGCGGCAAATCTTACGCGATTGGTCCCATGTCTGTCGCGGCTATCACGTGCCCAATTTCTATCGTGGCGATTGGTGGAGCACTTTGCCGACACGCGAGGAAATGAAAGCTAAGCTCAATCTGACAGGGCGTATCGTGATCGGTTGGGGCGGCTCGGTATCGCACTATGATTCATGGTGGGGATCGGGATTACGTGAAGCAGCGCGTGCTATTGCTCTGGCTTATCCCAATGTGGTGTTCTTGGTCTGCGGCAACGATCTGCGCATCTACAACCAATTGGATGTACCTTTACATAACAAACGCTATCAGCCTGGCGTGGCGCCTGAAAATTGGCCTAAAATTGTCAAGGCATTTGATATCGGTGTCGCGCCTTTATCTGGCACCTTCGATCAGCGGCGCTCTTGGATCAAGACTTCGGAATATGGCTTAGCGGGTGTGCCGTGGATTGCGCAAGAGGGCGAGCCGTATCGCGAACATGCCGGACTAGGACTGCTGATTCCGCCCGCTAGCAACCTGTGGGAAAAGTCATTGCGAGATACTTTGGATAACCTGCCAGAATTGCAAGCGCAGGCTCAAGAGCGCATCCCGCTCTATCAACAATGGTTTATCGGTAATCAATTATCTCTACTGGAGCAACAGTATCGTAGCATCATTGCAAATGCCAGTGCTGATAATGGACAATTACCGCAGGTATATTGGGTCAATTGGCAAGGCCAGAAAAAAGAGCTGGTTGAAACTCCTGATAATACGGTAGCTGAGTGCGCGGCAATACCGGAAAATCAACCTAGTCCAGAGTTATTAGCCGTCGCCAATCAGTTCCATCTGGACTTTCTGGAAAGTAAGACTATGGCAGTGGAGCTGGCTGATGTCAATCTAGTGCAAGCGGCCAGTTACGACCTGATTCAGATTATGAATCAGCTCTATCTTTCTGATGTGGTCCCATCACAATGAAAAACATCATTGTCTCTACACAACCGTCTTGGTTACCTGTACTAAAACAGCTTGACGCTAAGGCATATCAGCTCATTGCGCTTCAGCCACAGTTTACCAAGCTATTGCATGACATCGATCTGCCGGCCAAGTCTTTGGGCGAGTATCTGACTGATACGGATCGCAGTCAAGCGCTGCGTGACGCGAGCCGGCTACACGTACAACTGGCTTCCCAACCTGCTATGCCAATGGCACATAGTACGGCTGTTTCAGACTGGTTGGTCAACAATGGCGTTGCGCGCTATTTCTATCCCCGTCTCATCGATCTTAGCCTGGCGCTTGCCGCGCTACAACGCGCTGAGGCTAAGCTACTGATTTTACATAACGATGTGGAACCCATCCATCGGCTGTTGGCGCTGTATGCCATCCAGCACGGGATACCCGTCTTGCATATCCCGCACGCCATCTATCTTGACAGCGCCGAGCGCGGCCCACTCGGTTCAGATATTCACGATGTGGTGACGGCAGACTATCTCGCGGCGGCGGGCCCCTTTCAAGCGCAATGGTATCGCGCGCGTTCGGCAACTCAGAAAATCTATCTGACGGGTCTGCCACAATTTGATCGTTTAGCGGGACGGACTCGTAAGCGTGACGCGGCTTGCAAACTCCTGCGCCTTGATCCCTATAAGCCTGTGCTAGTTTACATGTCATCGTGGAGTCAAAACACCAATCTATTAGGCTGTCACAGCGGCGTAGAGGAGACCTATCATAATCTGCTGTCTGCGCTACATGAGTTCAAAGAGCTACAGTTGGTGGTCAAGTGTCATCCGCGCGGTAATAATGTGGAGTGGCATATGCAAGAGGCCGCTAAGACCAACTTGCGCTGTGTGGTGACTGCGGAACACCTTGACACGACCCTGATGGCTGCGGATGTGGTGTTGTCCTATGGACCATCCAATGTTGTGTTGGAAGCCGCCAGTATCCCCAATCTGCGCGTGGCGGTCACCGATGGCTTTGACGATGATCCCGAAATCCTGACTATTGGTAGCGCTACCAAAGAGCTCATGGTGGGTATTGCTACGGCGCTAACCCAGCCCGCGCCGGATATGTCACGTTTGTTGCATAAGTATTTAGGTCAACTGGATGGTCAGGCAGCTATGCGGATTGCTAATCTGATACGGAAGTTAGTGGAGTAAGTTGTGCCGCCCGGTTTGATTATTCGTATCAATGCGGCTTCCTTTGGAATTATTGCACGCAATATGGGCTTAACCGCCGCACGCTCTAGACAGCACTTAGGACAGCAAGTTTCCCTTGCCGCAAATCGTATTGCGCGCGAGCTAAAGAATGCTGCGCCGGTCGGTACGCGTGTCGACTCGCGTTATGCAACCAGGCTGCGTGATTCGTTTTACACGCTACGCAGTGGTATATATGATAGAGTGGTGCTTACCAGCACGCCCGATAAGTTTGCTTGGACCAATACGGGCGCGCGACCACCTAGTGCGGGCACTGGCTATATTTTTCCAAGGCATAAGAGTGCGCTATGGTGGCCGGGTCTCGCGCATCCTATTGCTTTTGTTGGACCACCCATGACGAGAAGGCATCCTGGTGTTGTGGGCACGCATTGGGCAGATCGTGTTATCGATGGCTATATCAATGGCAGTATCTTTGTACCTGGCTCAGCAGCACATGTTGCGCAACGTGTTGCCGATTTCTTTGTGACCAGTTTCACGGCTATGAATCAAACTGCATTGGGCGCCGCGCTGGCGCTGACGGGTATTGCGGCCGCGGCTCAGATTTTTGGCGGTATGATCAAGGAACTAGTTGATGAGGGCGAGGAATAAACTATGGGATCAGCTTCCGCAATTGCTGATGGTCTGGTTGCCAATATCGGCGCGGCTTCGGTATTAGGCGCGGAAAATGTCAGTAAGAATACCTATCAAAAGCTGGAATCTTCAGCCTCAGCCGCCTGTGTGGTAGCGTGGACGCGCTTTAGTGACCAACCAGCACAATTTGGCGCTTATAGCGCGCAGGACATCTGGCAATTTCGGCTACAGCTTTATTTGCGCGATACTAATGATCCTGTAACATTGCTGAATCGCACTTATACCGTACCGCAAGCCATCATTGACTCTATCAAGAGCGATCCTACCATTCAGGACACCTGTATCAAGCTAAATAATATCACAGCAACCCAGAATCCCGGTGAAAGTGTAGCTATTGGCGGTGCCACCTGGCTGCATATCCCGCTTACTGTAGAAGTCGTCGCCGCGTGGTGATCCACGTCCGTAAAATTAGTAGACATAATTTTGGAAAACCTATTGACATTTTCAAGAAATGTGTTACAATACAGGCGCAATAAAGCAATGCGCTGCGCCTGCCAGGCGTGGCAGAAAAGTTTGCATGGGCTCCCTGGCTATGGGAGGATAGCATATGGCAAAAATTGCAGGGCATAATGCCCGCGTACTACTCGGCAGTCGTGATCTTTCCCCTGACGTGAATCAGGCCACACTCTCCCTCTCGGCAGAGGCCCCGGAAGCTACTGGATTTACCGACACGTATCGTGTGCGTCTGGCGGATGGTATCCGCGATGTTGAGCTGACGGTCGATGGCTTTTTCAACAGCTCGGCCTCTAAGATCGATAGCATCTTATTCAGTACTCTAGGTGCCTCGGCGCTAACCGGTCTATATTTCACTGGCTTGTCCAGTTCTAAATTAGGCCGTGAATTCACAGGTATTCTGACACAGTATGAGCCGCAATTCGCGCTGGCCGATGCCGCGGCGGTTTCTTTTACGGTAACAGGCGCCAGCGCCATCTATCATATGACTTCCCTGGGCGGTTCGGCGGTCAATGCACATGATATCCCGACGATCAGTGGCGTGGGGGGCAGCGATATCGGCTCGGTGGACCTCAAGGGCGCGGCGGATACCACTAATGATAGCTATATTAGTATTCGTCTATTGACGCTATCGGGTACGACACCGGAATTCTCTGCTTCCGTGCAATATAGCGCCGACGATACAGCATGGACGACAGCTTATGCGGTAGTTAGCTTGAGTCCAGCCAGCATTGGGGATCATAGTGGCTCGCTGATTCATCTGGCATCGGCTTCACGCTATGCGCGGGTAGCAGCTTCTCTATCGGGTACGTCGCCTTGCGCGACTTTTGCAATTACCTGTGGCTCGGTACGTTCTAATTGATTTTGTGGAGTAATAACTATGGCTAAAATTCCGGCTCGTCTTGCTAGTATCGGCGTAGATGACAGTACAGGCGCTTGTCGCGCTTTAGGCAGCTTGGCCAATAATGTGACACTCACGCTCTCGACAGAAGCGCCTGAAGTGACCAGTTTTGGCGATACCTATCGCGTGCGTTTACAGGATGGCATCAAAGACGGCGAGTTCTCGTTCGATGGTTTTATGACAACGGGCGCGAATGAAACCGACGCGGTGTTGTTTGGCATTCTGGGCGCTTCAACGCGCTGGGTCTTCGGTCCGAACGGTTCCAGTTCAGGTTGTATCATGTATAGCGCCAGCGCGGTGCTGACTTCTTATGAGATGACCTTTGCGTTAGAAGATGCCGCGCAATGTTCGGCAACCTTTGCATTGCGCTCCGGCTCAATTACGCGCGGCACATTTGGCTAAGCCCAAGCCTTTTAGAAAAAGGCTTGCGAAAATAGTCGCGAAAATAGTTGTGGAAAAGTATGATAGGGGTACATCATGGCTGAGCGTAAACTGCTCGTCAAGACGCAAGAGATTGCGCTGACGGGTGATTGGGAAGGCTGGCGCTTCACTGCGCGCATGAATCCGCCGTTGGGCGTGTTCTTTGAGATTACCAGCGGTGACTTGGAACGCATTGTGGGTGGCATTGCTAAAGTGTTATTAGCGTGGAACTTTGTCGATGAGGATGGCAAACTGTTGCCTGCGCCCACATGTGATGTCATTGCGCAATATGTCACATCCGATCTGCTTACTGCAATTGCCAATGCGTGGATCGGGGAGATGACTAAAGTCCCCCCAGTCTAGAGCCGGCGATTTGGTCAGCAGTAAAAGCCGGAGGTAATCTACCGTTGGTAGTAGTCAAGGCGCTGATCTGTGAAACCTTTGCTATCAAGCCATCTGAATTAGATGCTGAGCCATCTGAACTGCTGACCATGTGGCAGGCGTTGAATCTGTATCGTAAGTATACGCCCAAAGCCTTTTAGAAAAAGGCTTGCGAAAATAGTCGCGAAAATAGTCGCGAAAATAAGTTAGAGTAGCTCTATGGCTATAACCGGTATTTCTACTGCAATTATTGACATCCGCGCGGTGGATCATATCAGCGGGCAACTGAGTGGTATGGCCGCCAAGATCGCGATGGTGGGACGCGCAATCTCTTCGGCGGGTCTAGCCATGACCGCGACTTTTTCAATTCCCTTAGCTTACGGTATCGTTAAGGCTACGGGTGCCGCGGTTGAATTCGATAAAAGCCTGCGCAATATCCAAGCCATTGGCAAGCAAACGGATGCCGAAATCAACGCGTTGTCACAACGTATGATGGGACTATCAACTGACATTACCAAAACTATTGCTCCGGTTACCGATCTTGCCGAAGCCTTCTATGAGATTCAATCCTCTGGACGCTATGGCGCTGAAGCCGAAGAAATCCTAACCAAATCGACTAAAGCAGCCACGGCAGGTCTGGCCGATACCAAAGATACCGCGCTGGCTGTCACCAAAATATTGAACGCCTATGGTATGAGCGCGGTCAATGCGGGTGAGATGCTGGATATTATGATACGTGGTGTAGATATCGGTATCTTTCGTTTGCAAGAGCTCAATGAGCAGATCGGCGACTTTATCGGTGTGGCGGGCTTGCTCAAAGTGCCATTTTCTGAACTGACCGCCGCGTTGACCACTATGACTAAGAAAGGTCTACCGATTGACGAAGCCGCCACTTCGTTGAATCGTATCTTTACAACTTTCCTCAAGCCATCGGATGCGGCGACGGCGGCGGCTAAACGCTTCGGTATCGAATTGGGTTCAGAGGCGTTTAGGGCAAAAGGTTTCGCGGGCGCCATGCAAGAAGTATGGCAGAAAACGGGTGGCAGCGCCGATGCTCTGGCGCAAATCTTCCGCGATATTCGTGGCGCGCGCGGTGTTTTCCTGCTGGCCTCTGATGGCATGAAGATGTTCAACAGCGACTTAGAGATTACCAAGAAAGCCGCAGGCTCTGTAGATCAAATCTTCAGTGTACAGATCAAATCCTGGTCGGCGCAACTTCAGCACTTCAAGAATAACGCGCAAGCCATGGGTATTACCATCGGCACTATTGTTTTGCCCGTATTGCTGCGTCTGCTCGAAGCTGTCAATAAGCAAATCTCGGCTTTCCAAAAACTACCGCGTGAGCAACAAGAGTTTTTCCTGAAATTGGCCGCAGGTATTATCGCATTAGGTCCAGCGCTGCTGATTATCGGGCAATTAGTGTCAGCTATCAGTATCCTGGCTGGTGTATTACTCAATCCGATTGCGTTAGTTGCAGCACTGGCGACGGCGGCTGCGGGCATCTTGGTGCTCTTTGCGGCCTGGCGTACCAACACTTATGGCCTGGCTGATAGTATGACCGATCTGTCAAATCAGGCTAATATCTTCGGCGCGGCATTGCATGGCATTATCAACGCGTTTGAGAAATTGGATCAAGCGGGCTTTGGACAACAAGATTTCTTGGCACGCGCGACGGGTATTGGTGGCTTGGGCGTTACCGTAGACTTGATCGAGGCATTTCAAGAAGTCGTCAAGTCCGTGCTAAGCAACATGATTGAGCTAAGTCATGTGACGGAAAGCTTTGCCGCGCTATTCAAGTTCATTATCGATGTGGCAAAATTGTGGGGCCAGACGTTTGTAGAAATTGTCAATCATATTATCGTCGCGGTCAAGGAATTAGCAGGCGCATTGCATTCTACGGCTAGCGCTTTAGTCAATCTTGCCAAGGGCAATTATTTTGCTGCGGCAGCCGATGCGTTAGCTGCTATTGAAGCTTATAATCAGTCCGGACCAAAATTGATTCAGAATATTGCCAAATCGGGCAATGCCTTTGCTAAGCAATTTGATGAGATGCGTAATAGTTATCTGGCATTACAGCAAGAAATCAAGCTGCAACACGAGTTCGAGAAGCAACAACTACAATTAGCAGATGTCGCAGGCCCCTTGCGCACGCTGATGGATTATATGCAGTTCATCAAGGCTAATCCAAGAGCGGCTTTGGGCGGCATGGATCTGATTCTTGGCACCGCGGCTGATCCGGCGCTCAATCCATTATTGCAATTACCGACTGAATTGAGTCAAGCGGCTGATGATTTAGCCGCTGCGGGAATCATGGCCGGTGATGCATTGGGCGATGCTTCTGATAAGCTCAGCGCACTCGCAGCTAAATTCGCTGATATTCTAAGCCAGGCTCAACAGTTCTCGATAGCACTGGGCGATTTGCGCGGTGGCGCAGGCGGGGGTGGGCCGCTGGCTCCGGGCGCGAATGGCCCCTTTGAGAACCTCTATCGCCTGCAAGATATCGCGATGCATTGGGGCGCAGGCCAGACACCAGGTGTTGACACGGCTAAATGGGTCGAGTTGCTTAGCAAAATTACTAAGCAGGCAGCCAGTCCAGAATATGCCAGAGAAACCATCAAGCAATTCCAGTTGGGCAACTTTACGCCTGATGTCATGCAATTTATTGATCTGGATAAAATCGTGGCATATGCCAGATCACTGGATCGGGCGCAAGCTTCACAAGAGCAGCTCGTCAACCAATTGGTCAAACAATATGGCATGACGCCACAAGCGGCCACTAAGGCCATTGGCGCCTTAGCTCCTACAGGCACGGCGGCGGCGGGTGTTGCTGCGCAATCGATTGAAGTGCAAACGGCCAATAAGCTGCTGGACGCCATTACCGCCGCGATTACCGCGCGCACCGCGGCTATCAATACCGCAGGCGGTAACTTTATGACGGCGCTGGTTGCCGGCATGGCAAATGAGAAGCAGCAGTTCATCGATCTCTTCGTGTCGATGATCAAGGATGCCGCAAAACTCTTGGCGCCGCCCACGCCACCTACCGCTGCTGAAAATAAAAATGGTAGTAGTAAAGCCGGTGCGGGTGCTGGCGGACGCGTGAGTGGTGAGGCATTTGCCCTGGGCGGTATCAGCCATGGTGGTTTGGCGCTGGTGGGTGAACGCGGCCCTGAATTAGTCAATCTACCACCTGGCTCACGTGTCTATCCCAATGACAGTCCCATCAATGTGACAATCTATAGTCAAGGTGACCCGCGCAGTATCGCGCATGGCACTGAGATTGGGCTACGCCGGGCGGCCAGAGCACTAGGGCTCTAAATCACAGATGTCTTATTATCTCGCATCATTCAATGGCATCACGCTACCCCAGGCGCAAATGGACGTGACGGTAGGCACGGGTGATACAGTAGATGTGTTTGCGCGCTTGATGGATGGTAACACTTACGATAATTATGGCTCAGAGCGCGCTCCTGTATCATTTCCGGTGACCGAAGAGCTGCGCGCAATGCTGGTAGCCAGTGGCGCTAATACCATCAATGTATTGATGAATCAATTGGCCGGGGAGCGCGGCAAGCGCGGCACGCTCTACCGCACATTAGATGATGGCTCGGTACATTGGTGTTATGCACGTCTGATTGGCATCAGCGCCAGACGCGCTATCACACATCGCACTCATCTGCCTCTAACTATAGAGTTTGCGCGTGAAACCAAATGGTATGGTGTCAGTTATAGCATCAGTGGCGCATTGGACACCTCGCCGACGACGGTCAATCTGCCTAATTACGGTACGGCGCCCGTGACTAATTGTATTATTACGCTCAATCCGGGTTCCGGCTCAGCACTAACTGGCATCACGATCAGCGCGTCTACCATTAGCTCATTTACTTATACTGGCACAGTCGCGCAAAATACTGACTTAGATATCGATTGCGGCGCGTATACGGTTGAGAATAACAGCAGTGATGATTATGCTAACTTTAGCCTGGACTCTACGCATACCATTGCCGATTGGCTGCGCATTCAACCTGATGGCACAGATGTGCGGATTGATTTTACTGGCGGCGGTGATGCGACCAGTTCGGCTACATTTAACTACTATGAGTCCTGGGAATAATCATGCGTTATTGGATTAATGTCGAGGATAGTGACGGCAACGTCTTGGGCGGCGGGCCGCTTACCAGCGTCACGGCTTGGGAAAATATTACGCGCATGAACGCGTCGGGCACGTTCTCGTTTACGATGCCGATCAAGGACCCTAAATCAGAGCTCATCCAAGACCTGCGTATCATCCGCGCCTATGGCATGATGGATAGTCAGGTTGTTGAAATGGGCGCCGGTATTATCAAAAATGTCGAAGTCTCCGAGCAGGCCGGCACAGGACAAATCATGCTGCGCGTTTCCGGTGATGATCTGCTTAGTGAACTAGCCAATATCCGCGTAGGTGAACTCAAGCTCTATAATCGTCGCCAGCGCCATGCCTGGAAATCATCCTGGTATCAGCCCAATGAAGCTGATATGCCACAAACCTATGATAATGCCATCGGTGATACCAGCAATGCATACGCGATTACCAATTGGGCGGATGGCTCAGATGCAAGTGGCAATTTCTGGTATATTGGCTTTCCCCGTCACTTTGACACCATTCATATCGTATTGGGCGGTACGGTCAACGTCGTCGAGGGCACGGATTGGCATTTACAGTACTTTGACCCTGGTGAGTTTGCCTGGATCGATCTCAATATTACTGAGAATACAACCATTGGCGGCGTCAATGAAAATATCTGGTTAGCCCAAAATGGCTTGATAGAATTCGACATCCCGCCCAATTGGGGTATTGAGGGACTCTATCACGGGCCGCTGTATGAAGTGCGTTTGATGCATACATTGGGCACCACGTTGGATATTGATTTGGCCGATGTCGCGGTCAGCTATGCTGAACCTACGCAAGACGCGCTGCAAATCATTATGAATGAGGCGCCGGTCAATTGGGCGCTGGATGATGTCAACGGTTATACGCAAACCCAAGCGCCGATTTTGGTTGGCGCGGATGTGGTTACTAACGGCGATTTTGCTGACTTTACCGGCACTGCGGATGATGGCGCCACCGACACCTTTACGGGCTGGACTAATGTCGGTACCGATGTCTCTAACAAAATCGAGGCCATTACTACGGATACGGGCTTCGCGGTACAATTCACCGCAGCAGTCAGCAAGACACCGCAATTGTACCAAGAGTTCACCGTCGATCCGGCAACCGATTATCGTTTTCGTTTTTACGCCAATAGTGACGCCACCTCACAAATCATTTACGGCTTCTATGATGCTAACACAGGACGCTATTTAGCACGCGCGATCTATACTAATATCACTTCAACCGCATGGACGGCAGTTGAAGAGCGCATCAGCATTCCGCCCGAAACGGTAACCTTGCGCGTAACTTTCATGAATACCGCGGGCGTTGCTGCTGTGCGCGATGTCACAATGGCGCAATATATCAGCGGCGAAGTCTATATGGAACTGTCTGGCGAAAGCGTCTTGGAAGCACTCAATCGCTTAGCTGAGCAAACCGGCGAGAACTTTATCCGCAGTTATGCTGGCAGGCGGGTATTGTGGCTGGGGCGTGATAAGCGCGTGGCGGATGTGCGCGCGTTATCTGGGGGCGATATGATCGCGCAAGAGAGCCGTGCTGAGCTAGTACGTATTACCAACATTGTAGAGCAGCAAGCAGCTTACGATCTCGCCACGCGTGTTTATGTTTATGGCGGTGATGTGGGGGATAGCCGCGTGACTCTGGCGACTACCACGCGCCAACCGCCTAGTGGCTATGTGCTTAGCAAAGCTGACAATTACCTGGAGCGTTCAGCCGCGGTGGGCACGCTCATCGAAAAGCTACTCGAATTTACCGATGTTGTGCCAACAGATAGCTCACAAAGCGTATTGGGCTACAGCTCGAATACCATTTTTGATCGCGCCTATGAATGGTTGGTACGGCACAGCGCCACCGATGCCACGCGCGTAACAGGTGATATGCCGCGCGCGTATGATCTGGAGATTACCAAGGTCGAGCGACCTATCTATCCCGGCCATGCCATTCAGGTGGTCTATTATCGCGCAGTAGATGATGTGCCAGTAATTAGTATCAATCAATATTTGTGGATACTCTCGGTAATACAGCGTGTGGATAGCAATGGCGCGCTGACGGTGGCACTGGAAGTATCTACCATTGATGAGCCGATCAAAGATGACAGTGCGGCGTTAGTCGAGGCGATTCGCACACTCAGCGCCAATAATCGTCGCAATCAAGTGCCGCGCAGCGAATCCGGCGGACAGATCGTGGTTACCTATCCATCGCATACTGCGGTCACGTTGGATGCCAATGCCGATACCGTATTGAGTATTTCTACACAAGCCTTGGGCCTCGATACGAAAGCTGCTAATATCGTATGGGCCGGACCCACTACGGGCGCGGCGGCGATTCCTACATTTCGCGCGCTGGTAAGTGACGATATCCCGACTCTGGATCATGGCGCTAAACTGACGGGTCTAACCGATGATGATCACACACTTTATTTGTTGGCTGCGGGTACACGCGCGCTAACAGGCAACTGGGATGCTGGTGATTTTACTATCACCGCTAAGAAGCTTGATATTATCAGCGATGCCTATGGCACCGTACAGCAAACCACCTACAGCGCCAGTTACGGGCCAGCCTTCGTCTCGCAAAGGGCTAATGGCACGGAAGGGACACCAACTGCGGTAGTATCCAATGACCAGTTGGCTTACTGGACGTGGAATGGCTATCAGAATGGTGGCTGGCGTTCTGGCTCGTATTTGGAGATCAAAGTCGGTGCCGCGCCTTCCGGCAATGTGGTGCCCACAGTTATGTATTGGTATGCCACAGATTCCACAGGAGTATCGCGTGTCATTTGGCAGTATGCTGCCGATAAACTTACTGTAGCGGCTGGCACGGGTGGCTATTCGCTTGGTTTCCAAAGCGATGGCGCGCGCACCTTGATAGTGAACGGCAATTCGACTGTTCAAGGTTCACTTGTTGGGAGTATTACTGGAGGGGGTACGCTCGCGACGGGGGGGTTCACGTTGACTGTACCCGCAACGGGTACGGCGTTACTTACCGACGGGACGATTTCCCTAGTTGGCAATTGGGATGCTGGTTCATTCGAGATACGTGCACAAACATTCCAATCGGATGTCGTAACGGGCACTGCACCGTTGATCGTCGCCAGTACAACCAAAGTCGTCAATCTCAATGCTGATACTGTCGATGATCTCGGCGCGCAGACGTTGACGGCGACATCACCTATTGCACTTTCAGGTGCCACGTCCGTATTGGCGGCGGCGGGGATCACTATTTCACATGCTGCGACGGATGGCTATATCCATCTGCCAACTGGAGGCAGTGCCAATCAAATCCTCAAAAACTCAGGCGCAGCGGGTACAGGCGCCTGGAGCACGGTCACGGAGAATGCCGGTGCGCTGGCGGCCATCACCACGGCGACATTTTCCACGACACTGATCGGGCCAGCCTGGAGACCTGCCAGCGATAGCACGTCGGCGCTGCAACTACAAACCAGCAGCGGCACGGCCATTATGACCGTGGATAGTGCCAATCAACGGGTGGCGATTGGCACTACGCCATCCGCGGCCATCCGCCTGAATGTTCGGCATACGTTATCTGATCCAGGCGCGACCCAATATGGCTTGTACGTCTCGACCATACCGACGTTTACGGCTAACAACAGCTATCAGACGTTGGGCCTGGGCGGCTATATACAACCCAGCGTCGCGAATGGTTTTACAGCAGCGGGCACGCAATTCGGTTTTTTGGGTGGTGTGCTGGTGCCCGCAACGCACGCCGGGGCTATCACCCGCGCCATTGGGCTGGATAGCTACCTCGCCCTGACCAATGGCGCGGGCGGCACGATCGAAACGCTGGACGGCGTGGTTACGGAGCATGGTTTGTCGGGAGCCAGCACGACAACCGCGATCAGCACGCTACGTTTCTTCTATGCCGGTGGGTTGACTGCGCTCACGGGCGCCACGGTGAGTACGGCCTATGGCCTACTATTGGGCAGCATCAGCGGCGCGACCACCAATTACAGTATCTATTCCAGCTCGGGTCGGCTGCGTTGGGGAGATTTCCACGAGTTGATCGAGATCACGGCCCCGGGTGCGGCGGCGACCAATGCGGTGCGCTTTTTTGCACGGGATGATGGTGGAGGCGTTACAGAGTTGTGCGCGCGTTTTGCCACTGGCGACATCCTGCCGATAGCCCGGCAGGGTATCACGCTGCAAACCTACACGCCCAGCAACGTCA